GTGCCGATACTGCACCGACATATTCACCAGCACTATTAAATAGCTTACTTACTTGCGAACCAACTTCAATGCTTCTATTTAACATACCAGCAGCATATGAAGTGAGCGCACCAGCTACACCCGAAACAAGAGCATTAACACCGCCACCTGCCATTGCTGTCAGCGATACTTCTTCGTATCTCTGAACGCTGGTATATAGCATCGGAGTAGGCATCTGTAGCGCGATTGATTGCTTGAGTCTTCTTGTTGATCTAGGCCATGACCATGCGGCATAGTTTACGTCATCTGCTCTAGAATCTGGTAAGTTACCAAATCTCAGTACGTCAACCTTGGAATATTCTTGTGTGAGTAGTCCTCCTGCGCCGCCCGAATAATCTCTTGTTCTAGAAGAACCTCTCTGAGCCTGATTTAAATCTACTGGCACGTTGATATTGATTACCATATAATGACCAAGATAGTTCATATCAATGTCGGAAGGAAATGATAAAGATGTGAAGTCATACTGAGACTGAAGCAGATCATTATCATTATTACCAAATATACCAGTCGGATCAACATTGCCTGTATTAATCACACCTTGCATATCATTGATCTGTCCTGGACCAGCAAAGTTGCCCATCGGATCGACTAGTAGAGGATTGTCCGTCATTTTTGTTCCTATAAGTTTTCTATATATTTATATGGCATATAAAGGCAGATTTACACCAAAAAATCCCAAAAAATATAAAGGTGATCCCACGAACATCATATATCGTTCGTTATGGGAACTAAGAGTTATGAAGTATTTAGATGAAAACGCTGCAATACTAGAATGGAGCAGCGAAGAATTGGCTATACCTTATGTATGCCCAACAGACAATAGATGGCACAGATATTTCCCAGACTTTATCGTTAAGGCACAGTTACCCAACGGTAATACTCAGACAATGATATTGGAAGTAAAGCCAAAGAAAGAGACTATGGAACCTAAGAAAAAGAAGAAGGTAACCAAGCAGTACATCACTGAAGTCATGACATGGGGTAAGAATCAAGCCAAGTGGGCTGCTGCCCGTGAGTATTGCGCCGATAGAAGCTGGCAATTCAAGCTGATTACAGAGGATCAATTAGGTATATAAAGTAATGCTTATCATCGCTGGCATAGCCATAATACAGTCATGTCAAGTGGTTGTCAAGATAAATCTACATAAATAAACATATGGCTACAACAGAAGAAGTAAATAACTGGTTTATAGGTAAGGCGCGGTCTGCTGCGGGTTACAGAAGGAATATTGTCAGTAATCAGGATCGCACACGCGGTACCACTGTTATTGGCAAGATGTATTTCTTCTATTACGATCCGAAGTACAAGAAGACTTTGCCTCTATACGATAAATTTCCACTAGTATTTCCCATTGAGAGATATTCAGATGGATTTTTAGGCATTAACTTGCATTATCTTTCTATGGGCGAGAGATCGGCTCTTCTTTCCAAGCTTCAGACATATCGCTCAAATAATAAAATGAACGAAACCACAAAACTCAGACTGTCCTACGATTTGCTGCAAAGCACCAGAAGTCTAGCATCGGCTACGCGCCCATGTATCAAGAGATATCTGTTCTCTCATGTCAGAAGTCCTTTTATAGAGGTAACAGCAAATGAATGGGACATGGCAGCACAGTTGCCAGTGGCCGTTTGGATACAAAATTCATAACTTAGGACAAAAATAAATGGCAGAGCCTAGAATACAAAATCAACCCGCTAATCTTGAAATGAATGATTTCAAGCAATATGCCGATAGTTATGGCGGTCTTGTTCGATCTTGCAGATTTGCTGTGAGAATATTATTGCCTGGCGGCAATGTCATGAGACTCATAAACGGGTATTCTACTTTTACGAATGATCTGACATATCTGTGTGAAGCGGCAGAGATACCTGGTCGCGGCTTCATGAACGTGGATTTAAGATATTATGGTCCAAATTTCAAGCTGCCATATCAGACCGCATATGAAGATATTACGCTGACGTTTATCTGTCGCGCACAGTCATTAGAAAGACAGTTCTTCGATGATTGGATGGAAATGATTAATCCTACAAACAGTTTCGATTTCAGATATAGAAGTGAATATTCTTGCGAAATACAGCTATTTCAATTTGGCGAAGCAGATAATAATAGATTAGATGAAAGAAACCTTGCTCCTAAAGCAGAGTATCTAATTACTCTTGCAGACGCTTGGCCCATACTTGTTAATCCACAACCAGTCACATGGGCAGATGATAACTTCTTGAGACTTGGCGTTACATTCACATATACCAAGTGGTATCGTCTTCGTGATGGTACTCCAAAGCCTTATAATGCACCAGACTATGATCTGGTCAAGGGCAGAACTTATCGTGACACAAGCAGATTTTCGGGTTGATAGAATAAAAAAAGGATGATATAAAATGGAATTGCCTAAGATTGATGTGCCAATATATGATTTGACCTTACCTTCGAACGGTAAAGAAATAAAAATCAGACCCTTTCTAGTCAAAGAAGAGAAGCTTTTGTTGATGGCTGCCGAATCTAAAGATCCTGTAACCATTATCAATACAACTCTACAAGTTATATCTAATTGCATTCTGGAAGGCGATGTGAAGATAAACGCGCTACCATTCTTTGATATTGACTATCTGTTTATCGCTCTGAGAGCTAAGTCCCTCGGAGAAACAATACAAGTCAATTTCAAGTGCAATAATATGGTAGAAGGTCAACCATGCGGAAGTATATTCCCAGCTGACATTAATATAAGCAACTTTGAGATATACAATATGGACAAGCCTAAAGTTGTTCAGTTATCTAATACCATGTCTCTTAGAATGAAGTTTCCGCCATATTCACTTATGAGAATGCTGGACGAAAAAGATAATGAGTTGGAAAAAAAGACTAAGATCATGGCAGCATGTATTGATGCCATTGTTAACAAGAATAACATCATGTCAGCCAAAGATTACTCTAGAGAACAGATGGTTGAGTTTATTGACGGACTGACAGAAGAGCAGGTAAGAAAGATTGAGAGCTTTACTGGTAAGATGCCATCATTTGCTATAAGAGCAAAAAAGACTTGCGGCAAGTGTGGACATGAACATAATATTGTTTATGATGATTTTACCAGTTTTTTTACGTAATGCTCAGCCATGACAATTTGATAAACTACTTTAAGGTCAATTTTGCTTTGATGCAGTTTCACAAATACAGTCTGACTGAGCTAGAAAATATGATACCCTGGGAAAAAATGATTTATATGGATCTGCTTAGGTCGCATATTAAAGAAGAAGAACAGAAAGCTGCCGACATGAAGGCTGCTCAGAGGACAAAGAAGTAAGATGGCATTTGACACAAGAAACCTTACAACAGACTACAAGAAACTAATGAGCATTCCTGTCATGAACAGGACGGCTTTGGCTCAGAGTGGTTTGCTGAATGATATGCTTTCTATGCTGACGCCAACGCAATACTCTTCTCTATTTCCTTCTTACTATAAAGAAAGTCTTCCAAGTATATCTGGATTTGAAACCGCTGTGACAAGAACAACGATGAGTGGTGGCGGTGGCGGCACTACTGGTGGTGGTACTGGTGGAGGAACAGGATATACTGCTGGCACTGGAAGTTCAGTTACGGCCACGCCTGTTAAACCTTCTATTACTCCGTCTCAACAAAGAGCGGCTGAAAAAGCTGGACTGGGGTATCTTTTACCAGATCAAACTAATGTAAAAGGTTCAGGAATTGAAGGAATAAAAGATTCAACGCATCAAAAAATGAAAATGTCATATGATGCTTTTGTTAATGCTGGATTTAGCCATAATCAATCTTTATCACTAGTTGCTGAAGTTGGTCGTGAAAACGGATTTCAAGAAAAATTTATGTTTGGCACGCACAGTGATCCTTACAATAATGCAACAAATCTTGGAATGCTCTCTATGCAAGGTCCAAGATTAACGGCACTAAAAGATCATTTGATGAGCGAAGGTCGTTTTAGTAAGTCTGGAGAGTTAATTCCTGATCAAGAAACAATGAATTCCATGGCCAGATTCTACATGAAAGAAATGCAGACTACCGAAAAGA